AGTTTTAAATGAGTCATTTGTATAAGGTCTGCAAAAGGAACCATTCTTCTTAGTAAAGATTCTATATTTCCTTTGTACATTCTAGGTGCACAAGCCACATAGTTAGCCATTACGTTTTGTGAAGCTGACTTTGGTCTAACCATGTTCTCTGACATCTGCCACTTAAGAACAATATTAGTTCCCATAACCATAACACCCTCATACCATACGTCTATATTTTTTTCTATTCTTTCAAACCCTCTCTCTTCCATCATCTCTTGTGGAGGATTAAATGTATCTTCTTTTTGTATAACCTTCTCACCTTTCTTTTTATAAACAAACTTTTTAGTTGTTTTATAGTTAAAGTATAGAAGTGTTACGCTGTCGTTATTAAATATTGAATTGTTGTAGTACTGTGATCCTCTAAAGTAGTTATACCAGTCCTGGCTGTATTTAGATATCTCTTCTAGTTGTTCGTTTGTAACTGTTGGATCTATTTTTACAACTTCACCAATAGGCACATTTTTAACCTCACCCCAATAGAAACAATCTTTAAAATTTGGATCTTCTGTATAACTGTATACAATGTTTGCTGGATCTACATACTTAGCAACTATACCTGATCCTGCAACAAACTCGTGTTTTACAACACCAATACCTAAGGTTGTTAGGTCATATAAAGTTCTTTTACGAGTATCTTCGTATAGGTTTTCAGAAAGTATTGTATTTATAGCAGCCTCTTCAGCTAACTCTATGGATGACTTATAATCAAGTTGCATATGCAATTGTAGTTCATCATCATTCTCTGGTAAATTTTCTGGATCAGTATTAAATGCATCAACACCAAAGTCGTTTTTAATTTGACTAAGAAGATCTTTAGAAACCATATCGGCCTCTATATTCTCTTGATACTGATTTCTTTTTTCTGCAGACATTGCATCTTGTGCATATGCTTTTACATCAAACAATCTGTCTGACATACCATTAACTACAATATCTATAAATTTAGGAAGTATAGGGACAGGTGTCCAATCTAAATTCATATAAGATAAATCACCATCTACAGCCAACTCATTCTTATATTTTCCTGCTGATTGTTCAGCTCTAGCATACAACCTTAGTTTATGGAATGCATCCCATTGATTATAAAATTTAGAACTTGTGTTATCCCTTTTAAACCATTCATATTGTATAGCCTGTCCTATCTGTAACCCAAACTCCATTGTGTTCTTCGTGGAGTCAGGTACGAACTGACTTGGAAAAGAAGAGGGATTAATACTTACCTTTACGTCTTTCATGTGATTATTTGACTAAATCTTCCCTTGTTATTATATCTTGCAAAGTTAATGCTTATTTTTGATTCTTTTTTAGACTCTTGATAATTAAACTTTTGATTTGCCATTATAGCCAACCCAGAACTAATTGAAGCATCAAACTTTGTTCTATTGTTTATATCAAACCTTGCCCAGTCCTGCAAAGTCCTAGTAAAATACATTGAACCCATCTCATCTGGAGACCTATAAACACCTTCTATATCTAATCCCACATACTTTTCAATATAGGTTTCTATAGCAGAAGCATGCGCTTGTTTTACTGCTTCAGAAGTATTAGGTATTCCTCCTAGCTCTTTTTCTGTTTTAGACAACTTTCTTGTATCCTTGTCAGGCCTATTTAATGAATACCTTCTATACCCTCTATTTTTAAAGTGATAAAGTAATCTAGGTTTGTTATTTTCTGCAAGTACAGGCATACCATAAAACACACAAGCCATCAGCACATCTTCAAAAAATATTTCAGCAGTTTGTGGTCTTGCTACATACTCTAAAAAAAATTCGTTAGCAGGAGCATCGTCCATATGAAACTTAGTTAATCCGTGTAAAGCTCCATTAGAACCTCCTCCTCCAACAGTTCCTGATATATCGTAAGAGTCACACCCGAAAGAACCTACGTGTGCATTACCAGGATGTTTTACTCCTGATCTTACTTCTTTTCTATTTTGTAGGTTTTGCCCTGGTATCCAAGATATTAAGAACCTACCTTTTTGATCTGGTGTCCATACAACCTCTGTATCCTGTTCTCCATTTTTCCAATGAAAAGAACCTCTTACTAAAACCTTATCTCTAATTAAATTATCGTTATAATCTATCTGTTGATAAATTTTAGTTAAACTAAATATAGAAGACTTACTCTCATCTCTAAACGCATGTGATTCAGTTCTTGGAAACTGTCTGTAAAATTCATTAAGAGCATCAGAATCATTCTTTAACGATTTAACTTCGTTTTCCCAATACTCTATAGCACTTTGTTTTATATTATCACCCAAGGGTGTTACTGTAGATTTTGTAGGAGTTTCTAAAACAGGCATTCCATACTTATCAATAAAACCTTCTAAGTTCCATTCCATAGGAACAAACAGGTTATACATTCCGCTCTTAGTTTGTCCATTTGCATTTCTTTGGTTAGGATCAGAATCATAATACAATCTTTTAAAATTCTCACCACCCTTATCAAGAGCATTTGAAGTGGATCCCATAAGACATTTACCTATAACCCTACTACCCAAACGTAAACACGTTTTAGTTACACGCCAGTTACTTAATATATTATTAGGTCTAATCCACTTACCACTCTCATCGTGTACTAAAAGTAAAAGCTTTTCACCATCGTACGAGTTGTCATCTGTATTTTTCCAGTCAATAGTAGTATCTAAACCTGTCATACCATCCTCATCTATATCGTACATGTTCTTTTTAGTAATCTTAGAAGCTGGCACCCTATACGCTAATTCTGTTTTTGGTTTGTCCATACCATCTTGTACAGGTTTAAAAAAGAAAGGGTAGTTACTAGATATAGGCACAACCTTGTCTGTGAACATTTTTTTAGCATCTGATCCCGTTTTAGATAGTATGCCCACCCTTGCATCTTTAGCTAATGTAGCTGTATTAACACATTCTGAAGAACTCATAAATGAAAACCCTGAACGTCTTATCTTTAAATATACCATTCCAAAGCTCCTAACGTCCGCCTTACAAGCCTCCCAAAATATAAAAAATATCCTATTAGCTTCTCTAAATTCAGGATGTCCAACATCTATCTTGGTCCACTGTAAATACATATAGTGTGTACCTGTTAAGTAGGTTGGCTTACCGTTATTGTAAAACCAAAACCCTTCTTCTCTTCTATCAAACTCTGATTCAATATAATCAACCCATCTTGATTTAAAATCTTTAGGTGATTGATTCCACTGAAAAATACTTTTTATTTTTTGTAAGTGCTTAGAATATTCGAAAGGTTCCCAGTATTGTTCTGATTTGTTTTTACTTCTTTTGTATATTGTTTTAGGAATTGAAGGAAGAGCAATGTTTACACCATTTATACTCCATATTTCACCAACAGTACCGTCTTTAGATATAACAACTATATCATACTTTTCATTGTAACCATACTCAAAAGTTTTGGCTTTGTTTTTTCTTTTTAGTATACCTTCAGGTATTAGATTAACAACAGTATATAGATTTTTATTTTGCCCTTCTTTCTGCAAAGCTACTTATATTTTTAGTTTGTTCCTCTGAATCTTCTAGCAGAGCTCTTTCTGATTCTATTCTAGATAATATTTCAAAAGCATCAAATATAGCAAGCTTCTTTGTAGCTGCAGCATTCTTTAATCTATCAGCCGCTAACTCAGGAGAAAGATCATCCATATTCTTTTTTATAATATCCTCTTTAGCTACCTTAACAAGTTCGTTTACAGCAGTTTCAGCTGCCCTTATTATTTCTAGTTTTATTTTTTTAGAGTCCATTATAGCTTTATAGTTATCCAGTTAGTAAAAACTCTGTAAAGTTTTTCTCCGTCTATATTAAATTCATACTCAGCATCCGGTTTAAATGATACCTTATCACCTTCTTTTATACCATAAGATAACAATAAATTATTAGTATATTTTACGATGCCAGTTAAGGGTTGTTCTTTACCTGCACTTTTAATATAAAAATCTTCTTTATCTATAGGCTTTATAAAACAAAACTTATCTAAAGATTTCCATTGATTGTTATGTTTATATAAAAAATATTGAAAGTCATCCACCAAGAAAAGATCATCCTTAAAAAAACTCTTACCGCTTTTTTGTCTGCCTTTCATATCATAAAAATACTTGAACACATTGTGATGTACCACAAGAGTATCCCCTGGTACTATCTCACCCTTATATCCTATAGGTGTAGCAATTACTTCAGCATATCTATTAGAAACTGTATGATCTTCTTGAGAAGCGCTGGTTATAAAATCAATGCCTCCTATTTTTTTTATATTATCATACCGCCTCCCTTTATTAGGTTTTACAATGAAGTCAGTAGGAGATCTCATTTTAGAAGTTTATGTTATATTCTACAGATACAGGCATGTTGTGATTAAACTTTTTCCAAAGAAGAATCTCTCCTTTTCTTTCTATCCATATCTTGTAACAACCTGAGTCTTCTTTATATTGAATCAAGTGAATACTATACTCACCATTTAAAACATTTTGTCCATGAATGTAATGCATAGCACCAGACTTATAGTCTGCACCTATCGATATTTTTCTGATTTCCATTATGAGTTTAGCGTGTACCAGGCTCCGTTATAAGCTATAATAGTATAATAACCATTACCTCCAGATGATATAAGCTTGGTTGTAGCTCCATCTATTTGTTCGGTAGAGTTAGGATCTATTGTAACATTATTATTATTTGGTATAAGTATATGGTATACCACACCAGCGTTATCTACAGCCGTATGTAAGTTTAAAGTTATATCACCAGATGCTTCTGTTAAAACAATAACCCTAGAAGTATTCACAGGAATGCTTATAGAGGTTCCAGAAACAGCGTGTATACCTAAAGAATCTTTGTTAACAAAAGAACTTAATGATGTTACAGAAAAAGTCTTTGTAGAATTGTCTGTACTATCAGTTCCTATTAACTTGTCTTCTTTTGATACTGTTGTATCTAGTGAATAATCTTTAATCTTAGTCATTTTTTTCTTCTTCTATAGGCTCGTAAGTTCCGTCTTGAATATTTACAGATACCTTGCCATATTTTTCTTC